CTTTAAGACCGATGGTTTCATTCCATTTCACTAGGATGGATTTAAACATCTTTCCGTCATGTCCTGCTGAAACGCTATCATACGATTCTAACAAGACGCGGCCGCGGGTGCCCATCTTCTTGGCACATTCTTGGATAGATGGCAAAATAGATAGAGGAGGGAAGAAACCCATATCGCGCAACGCAATAGCCAAATCTTCCCAACGTGTCCAACGAGCTTGATCAAAATCACGTCGCGTTAAGCGCGGATGCAACAACCTCTCTTCTTGGAACGCAGTTTCGAATGGATCGTTATGGGTACGCAACAACACCGCAACAAGAGTATTTTGCTCACTTTTAGCTGGCTGCCACAGCTGCCCATTGGTAGCAACCAAAATATGATGAATCGTTTTCGGTTCATAGGTGCTTAAGAGTTTCAAAGCGGCTTCCGGACGCAAAGAAAAGCCATGTACACGGATATCAATGTCGCCCCGAAAAACCTCTGGGCCGCACTGATATTGGGATTGAATCCCGGGCAAACTAGCTCCCGGGGACAATGAGCACACACACAACGATGTGTCAGCAGTATACTCACATGCCTTATAAGCCTCACAAAACTGCATATAAGCAGTTTGGGCCGCACATACCTCACGGTAATATCTGACGCCCAAGGCACATAACAATCCAATTCCACAAACAGCTAACCCTGGCCATTTCCACGATATTGGTGGCTCGGCAGGTGAGTGTGCAGCCAAACACACCAATTGTCTATCTTTTGCCTGACTGTTCTCTGACACATAACGAAGGAACGGAGAAAGTGCTATACGTTTCTTTAACGCGCCCAACATGCCAAGCTTATCACAATCATTAACAAAAGTAACAAGAGATCTCTCCGGCAACGGGGCGCTAGGCGGCACAAAAGATGTCTGTATCTTCTTAAACAGATGTTGCAACGTATCCCAACTATGCAACATCAATGTGGGCATTTGTGGGCGCTTAAATTCAACTAAGCCAATTGACTTCAAGGCAGTAATCAAGCCGAATGTCAATCCTCCCAACAAACCACCCCAAAATGCCAAAGCAACGCCAACTTGCATGGTTTTCGCAGTAGTCTTAAACACCAAGCCACGGGCATTGGCCATCAAGGTTTCACTGCCGAAATACCATTTCCGCAGATTATACAAACCAAAAGACAAAGATGAGCGCTGATGAAACATAACATACAGTAAGGTTCCCGTTGCGATCTTATTGAAAATCTCCGGAAACCGTTCGCGCAACAACACCATCTGTGGATCATGCATCATATTGGTGTGTACCTTTGCAACCAAGGTTTCTGTTATATATCCCCCACAACTCTTGACCGCTGCCGACAAAGATAACTCACTATACGTCTGGACATGGTACCACAAGTCTTCACTGTACCACTGATATTCAAACGGAAACAATGAAGGAAACATCTTGGATAACGGACCAAGTCCAATTGTTGAAAGAAATCTGTAAATCAAAGAACGACAGTCTTCTTGCACAACACCCACAGTCACTGCATGATCATACTTATACGCAACTAAAGGCTGTGATGGTCGAGCACGTTTAGCCACCATAACTAAACTATATGGCTCACCGGGTCGTACAATGGCTATATCCATTGGATAAGCTGGATCTTTTGAACTGCGATCAAATAGCCACATTGGATCGGGATGCGGAGCATAAGGCACGGTCATAGGATCTGAACTAAATCGAACAAAACCAAACGCTGGACCAGGTTCAAAGACTCGATACCAAACGCCCTCAGGATGGTAAGATTGGTTAACAAAAAACACATCAGCCCCCGCCCAACCATGGAAAAACCGAGTGCATATATGAATAGCACCAG